ATAGTTATGATAATACTTTTGCGCATCGGTTACATAAGAATGCGTTGTAGTCTGAGCAGTACGTCAGCTCATCATTCGTTGCCTGCTCGCAGCACCCGTCACAGTAGTGAATAGGGGAGAGAGTAGAACTGATGCCTGAGCCGTATTTGATACGCTCACGATCTCTCTTCCTCCAATAGTTGTCGGTGTCATAGTCCATTTCATCCCAAAAGCGTTGGTAATTCTTAGGTGTCCATTGGTTGCCCTCATTCTTGTAGTTCTTGTAATAGCTAGGGCGCTGATATGTATGAGGGTACGCATCGACAAGCGTGCTGATAATGCACTTGAATAAACTAAATGTATTCTCAACCTCACTCACCACCACGTACTCGTCAGCTGCATGCGGTCTGTGGTATCCACAACCTACGTTGGCACACGCTACCTTCAGCCCGTTCTCCTTGAGTTGCATCACGTCAGTCATCATACCATCAGAGCCCTTATACCCATGCACCCCAAGTAATGGATTAACAGCCTTCTTGAATTTCTTACTACTGAGATCGACACCACTCGCATTAGTAACGAAGTCGCTATTGCCACGCCGGTCCGCTTGTAACACAAATCGGCAGTCGTCAAAGAACGTCATGTCAGCCTGACTGCTACCGATACACCCATGCTCCTCATTGACAAAGAACGATAGCTTGATAGCACTGAAGGTTTCTAAGCATCGTAAAGCTATGTATATTCCCACCTTGTCATCGCCACCAATACCCGTCTGCTTCATAGTGCGGAAGTTAAAGCCCGTGAGCATTTTGCCATTACTAATAACAGTCAAGTCTTCGCCTATCTTATGCACACTGTCCATATGCGCTACCACACACGGGTAGGTGTTGCTCTTGCCTTTGGTGACGTATAGGTTACCCACTGCATCTTGTCGGATATGTGCGCCAAGGCGCTTACACTGTCGCACAATATAGGCGAACATCCTCCACTCCTCACCACTGTAGGTCTGAATGGCTAACACCTCTTTTAAAATTATCATAGCTCTATGCTTTTTAAATTGTTATCACTATAAGATACGCCCCTTGATGTCTCCATCAATAACCCACACGTCATACACAGGTGTAACACTATACTTCAAGAAATCACCATTAGGTGTCTTATAGTATCTGCTAGTAGACACATCGTCAATGTCAGTCATGCCACTGAATTCATCAGCATCGAAGGCTCTCACTTCCTCGCATTCATCAACCAACACATACTCATCGTCAACAGATATCGCACTTGCTATGCTTCCATCGCCATCGTAGTAGTAGTCTCCACTCTCTACCTTAATCGCATCTTCGTGGTGGATATATGCTCTATGATACTCAGACCAATATACGTCATCTTCATTGTAGTTGTTATTTCGCCCCATGACCTGCCACTCCTGTTAGGCTTTCAAAGTCTCCGTCAGTACATTGCAGCTTCTTCTCTGCGTCAGCGCCGCTATTAGAGAGCGTCATGCCATTCATGTAACAGAACGTATCTACGAAAGGGTAGCACCCTTGCTCGTCACACTCCAACTCAATATTAAAGTATATATGCTCTTCGCCTCCTTCCGGAGAGATGAATATGTTCCCTCCACCGGAACAGTCATCTCGCTTTTTGTACATGCCGTTCTCACGAGCATAGTCAAGCATCATGGTGATGAACTCCTCGCCACCGTACACTCTGTCTACAACCCTGCGCCCCTCGTTGTCTGTCCACACCAACGCTCGTGATTGGCAGATGTCATTAGCGACCACATACAGCAATCCAATTTGGTTGGGGTTGTTAGCATAGAAGTTAATCTTGTTAGTGTTACTCCTCCCAAGCATACAGCTACCGAAGTTGCTAGGCATATTATAAACCTCGGCGATCTTCTTGCCTCTCGCCTCATGGATAGTGTATAGGTCAGTGGCTTGACCTAGATACAAGTTAGAGAAGATCTCTAAGTCACGATTGGTGAGCGATCGTATCATTGCATTGCGCATGATATTGGTGATAGTCTTGGCAGGCTTGCCCTCTTGATGACCATCTCTACTCCATTCGCCCGCCACTGTTTTCTTTAACTCTCGACCGTACGGAAGGTACGAAATAGTACCATTCTTACGCAGAGTGAGGTAGTTAATCTTCTCTGCCGTGATGTTACGGCACACTACATCTTTGTCACCGGCAATGTAGTTGTGCAGATATTTAGATACCTTTGACTTGTCCTTTGTTTGAACGATGAATTGTTCAAAGGATGCGCTGAATTGTACTCTTCCCATGTTTATAGTTTTTTAAGGTCTGTTGTTAGAAGGTAAACGTACACTGTGAGCAATGCACATGAGCCACCCAATCGAGGGCGACCTGCGATGAAAAAGATCCCCGATACGCAAAGCCCTATTATTAATACCGAGTATCGGTATACGTTAAGTGTTTTCTTTCTCATCTTGTGTTTTGATTATGGCTACCCCCAATAAAGGAGCAGCGCAGATTATTAATATTACGAATGATAACAGGTCGTTGTTCATGTTGTGGTTGGTGAACAACATGGCTATTGCACTTGTCTGCAACAACAGAAGCAACGCACTCAATGTATAGGCTATCTTTTTCATTACGATAGTGTGTTTAAAGTTTTATAATATTCAATTGTTTGCTTGCAGTCAGCTCTTACCCACGTCAAATCTTTGTTATGCCCAATTGCTACCTGACCGCTTCGATTTGACATTTGTGGAAGTTTTTTTTATATTTTTTTTGCCCTCCTTTTTTAAATCAATTTGCGAAGTGGTTTTCATAACTGATTTTCGGATAATGTAATTTGCATTTTCAAATTCACCACTTTCAAAATCAAACCTATCTAATGTAAATTTTGAAACTCTCAAATCATCATTATCGTTGCATAATGCGGATAAACTACCATAGTATTTATGAGAGTTATCCGACTTGGTTTGTAAATGGAAGAGCCTACGCATTTTCTTCCATTTTAACGTGACCTTTTTCTTTTTTGCTGTAATCGTATCCATCAGGTGCATTGAAGTCAGTTTCGCCAACTAAATAGTATAAATTCATATTTTTCATTACACCATCTTGCTCCATTACAAAATCAGAATGGAAAACTTTTATTTCTGGTGATTTGCTCCAGTTAGATGAAAAATCCACGATTTCGCCATCTGACCAAAAATCGCCATAGCTAACGTGTTGGCTTCTTCCGTTGGTAGTTACTTCACACTCATCTTCAATTCTTTCTAACTTATCAGAATTTTCATTAAAGAAGTCAACCATTGCTTGCTCTACTTCTTGTAATTCTGTTTCAGCAGTAAATTGTTCAAAGTCAAATCCTAGTGCGATTGCTTGTGTGATGATTGTGTTTTTAATTAAATTTTTCATTTTTTTATTTGTTTAAATTGATTGCTTAATTGCTTTCAACTATACAAAGATATGGAACTATTTTGTATTTGCAAGTATTTTCTACAATTATTTTAAACTATTTTGTAATTATTATATAACTCATTGATTTTCAAGTAAATTATTTTTAGCCCGCCCACAAAAAAAACATTAAAAAAACCTTGCTTCGATTGAAATTTTGTGCTGAAATACCGCAACGAGGCATAACAGCACCTAACCAAAAAAATTTCGAAAAGCAAAAACTATCGGTTAGCTGCATCACGAAAGACTTGGTAAATACTGATTCTTTACTAATCCAAACGCCATTTGATGTTTGCGCTAACCACCTTCCAGATGATGAACGAATGAACCCGAATAATCTTAACATAGCTTATGTAGTTTTACAGTCCAATTAGACTGTTTTTTGTTTCATCCTAACTTTTTCACCTTATACTATATGGCAATTTTCCACCTACTTGACTGCTTTGTAGCTAACTATCATCAAGGTGTATTTTATTAAATACAGTCCAATTGGACTGCTTTTTTTGCTGTATGGTTGTGAATCGAACACAACAAAACCCCGCTTATTAGGCGGGGTAACTTCCAAGCATACAAAGGAAGGGGCAAATTTGCACCTAACCTTATTGTGTTGATTTATGCAGTCACTAAGCTATTTAAATACTCGATTGCTAGTTTTACTGATTCATTCGTGAATTTACCTGATAAAATCAACTCTCCAAATTTTATAGATTTTTCGCACTCTTTATTCGTAGTAGCTTCAGTAGCTTCAGTAGCTTCAGTAGCTTCAGTAGCTTTCTTTTTAGGGGTGCAAAATCTGTTGAAATTATCTACGGCAACATGATTTCCGATATGTCCAGATTCAAGGTATTCGGCTAACTTATCAATATTGCCGAAGGCTTTTATAAGCCTATTCGCATAACTTTCTGAAATAGTATAATTTTGCTCAATCCAAAAGGCAACATTGACTTTTAGCCCTATGTTTTTCCTTTGTTGCTTTTCTTCCGCACTCAAAAATCTTGCTTTCGCACCTTCAATGAGTCCGCCTAAGTGGATCGCAAGGCGTAAGTTCTCTTTACTATCACAAGTTAGCTTGTGTAAGTATTCTTTAATTCTGTCAGTTTCAAATACCTTTTCATTTTCTTTTAGGTATTGAATGAACACTTCTGTATTCTTCATTGTGTCAACTGCTGCATTTCCCATTTTTTTTAGTTTTAAATTAATGTATAAATTACAGTCCAATTAGACTGTTTTTTGTTTTTTACCAATCGGACACACTTCGTCCACAACCATTTTACAGGTTGATTCTTTTGGCTTTTTTACAGTCGGACACACTTCGTCCATGACTATAAAAGCCTACTTTTTTACTGCTATAAGCAAAGAACATAAAAGCCCTAACGTAGTAGCGTTATTTATGCGCTACTTTATTAATACATTACAATGATACGTTAATACTGATCGCTCTCGACAAAAGTAACAAACTTTTTTATCGCTGATAATCAACTACTTACATATCAATTCAATAGGCGGTGGTATTTATGTGGTAAAATTACGTCAGATTTTAGTCGTTACTTGGTTAAAGGTCTATTAAAGATCAATCAATACAATAACAATATACTAATACAACAGGAGCGAAAGGGCAAAGCATTACGTGTTTCCTGTTACGTGTTTTGCATAACGTGGATGCAGTATCGGCAGTGCATTACGTGTTTCCCGTTACGTGTTTCCCGTAGCTACCAAAAGCCAAAAACATTGCAGAGGATTGCCGATTTCCCCACCCCACCCCCTCAAAAAAAAGTCGTTTTCGGATCACATGGAGGCTCGCAAAATCGCTATACTACCCAAACAATCTACATATCTAGCCCCAAAAAAATCCTTATCTTTGTAAAAAACTAAGGGCTATGAACATTAAAAACAGCATTTATGCGAACGGTATTAGCGACGGTTTGACGATACGAAACGGTCGATTGATGAACCACAGACCTGACGAGACTACGGGTATTTCGAAGGCATGTGAGGTACGGAAAGGGATGAAAGAAGCCAATAAGATTAGTGTATTAAAGACGGCTATGACGGCCTCAAAGATGGAATGTGACGCTAATTCTTCCATGTCGATTTTGGGTAAGCGGAGATAAGAATCCCAATATTTTTCTTTGATTTGTGTTTTGAGGGGGCTGATTACCCCCTCATTTTTTTATCCTTTTCTTTTTAAGCCAACAAGAATGTACAATAATCGACACAGCAGTGTACAATTTTATGACACTTAACTAATTGATTATTAATTTCTCTGTCGATTATGTCGATTTTAGAAATGAAATGAGATTAATAAAATAATAATAAAGGGATATAATAATAGAGAGAGAATAAGGAAAACGTAAATTCGACATTTCGGTTTTTCGCAATTTTTCTGATGGTTTGGTTGGTATTAGATTTTTGGTATATTTGTGGCATCGAATCACACAAATCAAAAATCAAATCAAATGAACCAATCGGGATACAGTCCAAAGGATTTACACTTCGGCCAATCGGGTCGCCAAAAATTGATTAGGGGCATTAGCAAGATGTCGCAAGCGGTCAAGAGTACTTTAGGACCGGGGGGCAACACGGTGGTCATTGAGTCTCCGCATCACACGCATGGCATTACGGTAACCAAGGATGGGGTAACGGTGGCTAAAGCCATTGATCTACTTGACCCGGTGGAGAACCTAGCGGTAAAGATGCTCAGGGAGGCGGCGGACCGCACGGCGACAAGTGCAGGTGATGGGACGACAACGGCGATTGTGTTGACCGAGGCGTTGGTGATGGCCGGTGACGAGCTTATCACGGCGGACGTAAACCGCACGGCGGTATTGAGGAGCATGGTGGAGGTGACCGACAAGGTGGTGGACAAGTTGAGGGAAGGGAGTCAGAAGGTCAGCAAGTCGATGTTGACCGATGTGGCTACGATTTCGGCAAATAATGACCCAACAGTTGGAGGCATCATCGCAGATGTCTACAAAAAGGTCGGGAATAACGGCATAGTGACCGTAGAACGCAGCCAAACGGCTGAGACGTATTCTGAGGTCACTAAAGGACTAAAAGTCAACAGAGGCTTTCTTTCGCCACTTTTCGTAAACAACCAACGCAAGGACGAGTGTATCCTTGAGGACGCGATGGTGTTAGTGGCGGATATGGAGATTAGTAATATTTTGCAGTTGGAGTTGGTGTTAAAGCCGATTATATCGGAGGGTAAGCGCTTGCTTATCATCTCTCCGTGCAATACAAATGTGGTCAACACGTTGGCAGCCAATGTGATAAAAGGGAACCTGAAGGTTTGTGCGATTCCGCCTCCTAATTTCGGGTACAAGCAGCATGAGTTGATGCAAGATATCGCCATCAGCGTTGGTGCAACCTACTACAGCGAGAAAACGGGAGACGACCTGAGCCATATCAACTACGGGGACTTGGGGCATGCAGCAAAAATCATCGTGGGGTCGGACAGTACCGTCATCATAAAGTCAAATGTTCTGTCAGATCAGTCGAAAATTGACGAGCGTGTGAAGCAACTATGGGAGGCTAACAAGTTGGCGACCAAAAAGGGCGATAAGGACTTCATTATGGAGCGCATTGCCTCCCTAACCGGTGGCATCGGCGTGATTCATGTGGGCGGCAACACTGACCTAGAGCAAAAAGAGCTATATGACCGAGTGGATGACGCTGTCTGTGCGGTAAGGTCAGCACTTGAGGAGGGAATTTTGCCCGGAGCAGGCAAAGCACTCTATGACATTGACGTGGATGGCATTGTTGGCTGTGAAGACCTGACAAAAGAACAGGTCATTGCGCGCAACATCATCAAAACCGCCCTTCAAGCTCCGCTAAAACAGATTTTGGCGAACGTAGGGTTAGCGCAGAAAGACATTTACACAGATCAAGTAGCTATTGGCGAAGGGTATAACATCAAGACCAATAAAATGGGGAATCTCATTGAGATGGGCGTGATAGACCCCGTGAAGGTAACACGATCGGCACTTCAAAATGCGGTCAGCGTAGCTGTTACCATACTGAGTACCAATGCAATTGTTACAATGGCACGCGTTTATGAGGCACAATCATGAGACCAATAGGACATAACATTGTCGTTAAAAATATTGAGGAGGAGGTGACAACCGCATCGGGGCTAGTCCTATCAGGAGAAGACACCAATCAGCTCCGCTACCGAAAGGCGCAGGTCATCGAGCCGGGAACAGACGTGACGGTCATTAACAAAGACGACATCATCTACTACGACAAAACACATGGCTTCACCATGATAATTGAGGATGCTCAGTACACCATCATTCAGCTTCGGGACGTGGTGGTTGTTTTGTAGTGGCTTTTCTAAGCTCCATGATAAAGTACCGGTACACCTTATCGGTATAACTTACATTTCTTTTAAACATTGGGTTCACTTCGCTCTTGATAGGGATTTCTTCTCCGTTTAGGTAGCTGTAGATTGACTCAATCATGCGCATGGACTTCATGGATAGTCCGTACTTTTTGCGTCTTCCAATCATTACATTCTTATAAGATTCAATCCATCCGTTCTCGCGGAGCTTTTCAAACCGCTGCTTATCCCAAGGCAATAGGGCATTGAACTCATCAAACTTATCACGGGTAAAATAAGGCTCGGTGTATAAAAACAGGAGCATATCAAGATCTGCTTGGCAAACTCCGTACTTTACTTTCATGTACTGACGGATGGGTCTCCAATACTTTAGGAAGTCTGACTTCTTTGATTTCATTTGATTTTATTTTATACATTTGCCGTCAAAGTTACATCATTATGTCTAATATCTCAAAAGATTCAACGGAGAAGCCTGATAAGGAATTGGCTGCAAGGGATAGTCAGATTGCTGACTTGAGGGCTGATGTTGGCATTTTAAAGCAACATATCAACAATCGCGCTACGGCGGAAGCCAAGGCTGCATCAAACAAGCGCAAACTCTCGAACACTGTTCAAGGGTTAGGTAGATTAAGCGGTCTCCAAAATACATTAGGTACTCAATCCATAAATACAAAAACAAAATGAAAAGCACACCAAATCTTCCTGCGTCATCACGCATGCAAATGCCATCAGGTGGTGGCATGAAAACACCGTCAATGCCTAAAGGCTCAAATCCTGTTACTAAAAAAGTAATGGCAGGAGCCAAGGGAAAAGGGATGAAAAAGAAATAATTATGGCAAAGTCAATCAAAAAAGCCGTAGCTAAGAAAGGTATTTCTGAGTACGGTGGCATGGAGAAGTATCCATCCAAAGGAGCGATGAAAGCTCATGAGAAAGCTGAACCTAAGAAGGTAGAGACGGCCGAGAAAAAAGCATTTATGAAAATGATAATGAAAAAGAAAAAATAATTATGGCAAAGAATAAATTAGTAGAGCCTACTATTGAAGAACCAACGGCAGAGACTCCAATGGAAATTAATGTAGTCATTGACGCTCCTGTTGAGATTGTTGAGACCGTTGAGGCTGAGAACAATCAGCCCGGTGTTAACACTCGTGCATATCGTTCATAAGTTATGGATGACAAGTCTAAAATGAGCTGCAACCATCCTGTCCGGTCTGATAGACCGGGTAAGAACCTATGGGCAGGACAGTGCGGTGCAACCACAAGTAATCCAAAAGAAAGTCAAATAATCCTAAGAGTGACAATAATAATGAGCTAAGGCAATCAGCGAAACGATGGGATAAAAGAGATAATGAGTATCGTCAAAATGAAGACGGAAAAGGCATTGCATTTCCTACTGTCTTTCCAAGAGATAGAGCAGGAACAAAATCTCACAACGCTAAAGAGTGGATAGAATTAGACGGAAAAACAGCAATAGATACTGCTGCTGCAAGAGGGGAGTTATATCAATTTAAAAATTCTGCTAATGCTGAAAAGTGGGCAGCAGGAGAATATAAAAAAAATAAGTAAATTTCAGCTTATGGCAACACAAAAACCTAAAGGAAGAGATTATCCATTATCTCCAACACCTATACCTGCTATTGCTCCTGTAGCAGCCACAAACAAGATAATAGGGCGTACAATTGTAAATATACCTGCTCCAATAGAAGGACGCGCAATCGTAAATAAAGGGCAGGTGTAATCTGTGGAAACTAAAAAATAACAAGCAAAATATTAATATATTTGTGCTATGGGAGTAAAGGTCAATGTACGTAGTAGAGGACTTGGCGACACCATTGCTAAGGTCACGCGAGTAACCGGTATTGAAAGAGTCGTAAAGACTGTCGTTAAGGCAGTTACGGGCGACGAAGATTGCGGTTGCGACAAAAGAATAGACATATTAAATAGGGTATTCCCTTATCAAAACTAAAACAATGGCAGCACAAAAACTACAAGTCGGAAGAGCATTAGCAGTATTGCCAAGCGACAATACGGACATTCCATTTCCTATGGAAGTAGCAATCGGAACGGCATCGGGCGGTTCGGCAACTACATTAGTGGATGCTACTGCTACTTTTATTACTAGCGGAGTGAAGCCGGGAGATATTATCTATAACATAGGAACGGGGGCTGCAACAACAGTTCTTGGCGTTAATAGCGAGACCACTATTATGACAATAGGTGGTGCTGCTTTTGCTGCTACTAACACTTATGTTATCTATCAAGGTAGTAATAATGATGGATGTGTGTTATACATAGGAGTAGGAGGAGATCTTGATATTATAACTGTTGGAGGAGATCAGGTGACACTAGTAAATGTGTTGTCAGGTCAGTTTATTCCAATCCAAGTAAAACGAGTATTGACATCAAGTACTGTATCATCTGTATTAGCTCTTTGGTAATATGAATAATGGACTAGCTATTTGCATCAACAGTCTAATGATTGTTGGTTCAGTACGAGGAGCAACTCCTCCTCCTACTATCTTAAATATTGAGCTTCGTGAGGACGGAGGGTATGAGCTTCGTGAAGATGGGGGATTAGAAGTACGTCAATAGTTTAAAAAAGAATAAAATGGCAGATAAGAAAGTAAGTCAAGAAACCGACCTAGGCTATGCGGCAATAGAGAATGACGTGTTTTATCGCATCATAAAGCAAGGCATCACGTATAAGCAGTCTTACTTGGACCTTTTTGATTATATCAATAATAATTTTTGCACCCTTCAGAATGTTTTAGATAATAGCCATAGTCTTATAGATGGCATCTTTCTAGTTGGAGCAGCAGCAGGGGCAGGTAGTACAGGAGTAGAAGTATCCTTTATCGGAACAGAGTCGGGTGCAGGTAATACAGGAAGTTATGTAACAGCCATTGGGTACAGGGCTGCGAATTTAAATACTGCTAGTGGGGCAATTGCACTAGGAGGCGATAGCCTTACGGGGAATCATGGTCTTGCTCCTATAGGAATTGGGTTTGAGTCAGGAAGAAATAATTTAGGAGACGGATGCGTTATGATTGGGTCATATTCAGGAAGATCCAATCAAGGAGATTATATTACTACTGTTGGATGGAGCGCAGGAGACGGTGGAACTGAGAGTAATTTAACGGCGATCGGTGCAGGTGCAGGGATTGGAAACACAGCTCCTAATTTAACAGCAATCGGCGTGGGGGCGGGGGCATTAAATGGCGCAGCCAATTCAGTAGCAATCGGAATAGACGCAGGAAAAGCATCGACAGGAGTTAGTACTATTGCAATTGGGGAAAGTGTGGCGTTTTTAAATACAGGGAATCATTCTGTTTTGTTAGGATATAATGCAGGTAGTGTTAATGCAGGAGGAAGCTGTATTTTTATAGGGAAATATGCGGGATATGATTTTGATGGATCTTTAGTGGGGAATACGGGGCAATCTGTAATTGGACTAGGGCATCAAAGCGCAGCCGCAAATACAGGATTAGGTGTAATCGCGATAGGTGATTATTCTGCATATCAGAACACAGCCGATGATAATATTGCGATCGGTTATGCAGCACTAAGGAGTAATATTAAATCAAAGAATATAGGGATAGGATATAGTGCAGGAGAGAACAATTCCGGAGGAAACTCTATTTTTATAGGAGATAGAGCAGGAAAAGGTAATGGAGGAGATGACGTAATCGCACTAGGAAGTTCAGCAGCAGCTGATAATTTAGCTAGTGGGGTATTCGTTGTTTCAAATAGATCTTTGCCAACATTTGCTGACGTTACAACAGCAGTGACATTCTTTTCTTCTGCGACATTAGCAGCATCTTGTTCTTATTTATATGTCGACTTAACAGACAATACATTAAAAGCATATATAACATAATATGATTTTAAATCTTATAAAAATAGAGGACATAAAGGTTGTCGGACTAAACACGCTTTGCGTTATTATGCTTAGACTAGGCGATATTACTCCTGAACTATCAGCCATATTATTAATGGCTACCATAGCCTACACTATAGCTAGGACATGTAATGAAATTCAGAAATTCAAGTGGGGGGGAGGGCATGACAGCCCTAGCTCCCATAAAAGTGATTAACATATAATGGCATGAATCTAACAAATAGCTTCACTTTAAAAGAGATGACTGAGAGTATTACGGCTACTCGGTTAGGCATTGATAATACTCCTTCGGAGACTGTTATCAAAAATCTTTTATTGTTATGTCAAAAGATTCTTCAACCTCTGCGCGATCACATGGGCGATCCGATAAAGGTGAACAGTGGGTACAGGTCGCCGGCGCTGAATAAGAAAATTGGAGGGAGTAGTAAGACAAGTCAGCACTGTCTAGGGCAAGCTGCAGACATGACATGCGGAGAAAGAACGGCAGAGATTTATGAATTTATCAAGAATAATCTTATCTTCGACCAATTAATTTGGGAATTCGGCGATGATACTATGCCAATATGGATTCACGTCTCTTATTCCTCAACAAAAAATCGCAAGGAATGTTTGCGGTCATATAAACTAAATGGTAAAACAGTTTACACGAAAACATGAAATCTACCTACCTAACAATTAACATTGCAGATCTTTTAAAGGGAGCAATGGTAGCGGCCGGCACAGTTGTATTATCGCTAATTGGCGGAATGGTACAGTCAGGAACAACGCCTACAGAGGCCGACTTAATACTAAGTGTAAAAGCAGGTGGCATCGCAGCCATTAGTTATTTAGTAAAGAATTTGTTTACCAACTCAAACGATCAAATATTTAAATCAGAATCAAATTAAATGATAATGGAAAAGGTAGTTTACTTAGAAAAGGAAGAATTGGAGAAAGTCCAATCAATGAACGCTGAGTTCACAAAAATGAAAGTAGCTCTTGGTGAAATGGAGCTTCGTAAGCAAGACATTATGTCTGCTATCAATGAGTTAAAGACTGCATTCGCAATTCATGAGAAATCATTGGTTGAGAAATATAGTCCTAACTCCATCATCAATATCCAAACAGGAGAAGTCACTCAGAAAAAATAATATCCAATGGCAAAAATAGGCTCATACCCAAATGATAATGGCATTAGTTTTAGCGATAGGCTGATTGGTACAGATGCAGATAATAATGATGCAACAAATAACTATCTAATCTCAGATTTGATAGATTTCATCATAGCAAATGCTTCATTTGTGCCATATGACGGAGCTACTCAGAATGTAAATTTAGGTACTTACGTACTAATTGCAGGAAGTCTTCAGCTTTCTTCAAGCCTAGAGCTAGGAGCTAATAGCCCTTTATTTTTGAATGGAGATGAAGGCATTTTGGGTCAGCTATTGGTAAGTGTAGGGCCGGGATTTGCGCCTCAATGGATTGATGCTCCTTTTATTATTCCGGGAGCGCTGAAGTATGGGATGTTTCTTGCTAGCACGAGCCAAGCGGCTGCAGTTGTAGATACCGCATACCCTATGATATTTGACATCACAGATAGCGATACTACAAATGGGATAACGGTAGAATCAAATGGAGTTAGCACTACGCGCATTACGCCATCTCGGACAGGGGTTTATAATGTTGAGGTATCTGCTCAGCTAAGAAGGGGAGCTGCAGGTGGAGCTGAGACAGTAAGCATTTGGATGAGAAAAGGAGGTGTTGATACAGCTTACTCCAATAAAAATATCGGAGTTCCGGTAGATGCAGGAGCGCTTGTAGTTGCTACATGGAGTTTCCTTGCTAACATAAATACTGATGACGCAAACCCTTATGTAGAAGTTGTGTGGGCAACATCGTCAACTGATATTTCTCTTGAATATTCAGCGCCTTTCGGAGTTGCTCCTGAGACACCAAGTATTACACTAACGGTAACTCAGGTTAACGTGTAGTCTAACCTAACACTTTATGGATATACGTAAAATCGCGATAGGTCCTGACTATAAAAACGGAGCTATGCACTATATTGTTGGGCAAAAAGTTCTTGGCGATACACATGAAATCCATCTTATAAGGCATAACGCAAGAACGAGCTTTATAGAAATCTATATTATTAATGGTAAGCAGGAAATTATGCTATGGAAATCATTTAATTTATCCATGCCAATTTCTATTGAGTATAACATCAACTACTAATGAAATCGCCATTTTACTTTATCGTTAGACCTAATAATGGTAAACGGTATGATAATACGAAAGAGATTGGAGGAGTGGAGTTAATAGTAAGTACCTCAGAAGAAGATCATAAGTTTTCAAATAGATATGCTATAGTAGTGGAAACGCCATTAGGGTACTCCGGTCCAATAATACCGGGTGATACTTTATTGGTACACCATAATGTATTCAAGTTCTACAACGACATAAAAGGAAGAACTAAAAGCGGTAAGAGTTTTTTTAAGGATGATAAGTTCTTTATTGAGCCGGACCAATTCTTCTTATTCAAGAGGGGGGAGAAATGGTTTTCGTACGATCGCTACTGTTTCGTAAAGCCTTTGCCGGCAACAGAATCATATATCAAGAAGCCATTCTCGGAAGAGCCTCTTATGGGGATTATGAAATATCCCAATGAATACTTAATTAGCAAAGGTGTTATGGCAGGGGATTTGGTATGCTTTGCTCCGGATAGTGAGTATGAGTTTACTGTTGACGGTGAGAAGTTGTATAGAATGTACGACCACCAAATAACTATTAAGCTATGAAAAGCAATAAGGATATAAAGCAGCGCATTATAAATGCAGGGTACGAAGCCGTTGAGCAGCTTATAAAAGTTGCCAAGGAGGATATTATAAAGCGAAATATTGACGAAGATGAGTTCCTTGAGTTGGCTGCGGATAAGCTAAAGAATGCAGCAGCTACGAAGAAATTGGCTATTTTTGATGCGTTTGAGATATTAAGCAGGATTGAGGCCGAAACAGAAAACCTTGAACTCCCTGCTGAAGAAGGAAAGGGACAAAAAAAACAAGGCTTTGCTGAACGAAACTCAAGATCATAATTCACTATATGTAGTCTTAAAAGACCATATTTCAACCGACATCATCAAAAGGAAGAATCGGGCGCGAACATGGTATTATGGATATAACGAGAAGTATGATGTCGTTGTTATTTCCAAGACAGGGCAGATAGGAGAGATTATTAGTATAGGAGGGCTTATAATAGCACTTCCGCTTGATCCTGATGATTGCCATAAAAGAAGTTTTTCAAGGTCAGAGCAATATTGGGGAAGGACACCATTACCTAAAGAGCTTTCTAAAATAAAGTCTGTTTTTCAATGGAATGAAATGCCTTCTTCTTTTAAATCTACATGGGTTGATTATATTGAGAAACAGTTTGACTATCGAGAGGGGGGCTTTTGGTTTTGGAACTGTGGAGTAAAAACATACATAACAGGGGCTCATTGGATGTATCTTCAATGGTCAAGTATTGACATTGGGTATCCCGATTATCGAGAGGCAAATAGGATATTTTGGTTTTTTTGGGAAGCATGTAAAGCTGACGACAGGTCTTTTGGGGAGTGTTATCTCAAGATCCGCCGTTCGGGATTTTCATTCATGGCTTCATCAGAAGGGGTAAACATAGGCACAATAGTTCGCGATGCGCGTATCGGGGTCTTATCTAAGACCGGTGCGGATGCCAAGAAGATGTTCACCGATAAGATTGTCCCTATCAATAGTAAACTTCCATTCTTCTTCAAGCCTATTATGGATGGTATGGACAAGCCAAAGACTGAGTTAGCGTTCCGTGTGCCGGCATCTAAGATTACCAAGAAGAATATGCACGATACTGCCAATAACGAGTATGATGGGTTAGATACGACCATTGATTGGAAGAATACCGAAGAGAACTCCTATGACGGAGAGAAGCTGAAGCTACTCCTCCACGATGAAAGTGGGAAGTGGGTGAAGCCAAATAACATTCAAAACAATTGGCGCGTAACTAAGACCTGTCTTCGATTAGGAGGCAAGATTATTGGCAAGTGCATGATGGGTTCTACCTCTAATGCGTTGAGTAAAGGAGGGGATAACTTCAAGAAACTATATGAAGACTCTAAGCTATCTTCTCCTCGTAATGCCAATGGGCAGACTAAAAGCGGATTGTATGCTTTATTTATCCCTATGGAGTGGAACTTGGAAGGGTTTATTGATAGATATGGCATGCCTGTCTTTAGAAAACCTCTCAATCCGATAAGAGGAATAGACGATAAGATGATTTCCAATGGCGCTATCGACTATTGGGAAGCGGAGGTGGAGTCATTGAAAAACGACTCCGATGCGTTGAATGAGTTTTATCGTCAGTTTCCAAGAACAGAGTCGCATGCGTTCAGAGATGAGAGCAAGCAATCGTTATTCAACCTTACTAAGATCTATCAGCAGATAGATTTCAATGATGCTATGATTAAGGAGCATTACCTTACTCGTGGCAACTTCCATTGGAAGAATGGAGAGAAAGATACCACTGTGGTTTGGACTCCCGATAAGCATGGTCGGTTCTTGGTTAGCTGGATACCGCCATTGCATCTTCAGAATAGGTACTATGAAAAGAATGGAACATTTCACCCTTTGAATGACCATATAGGATCGTTTGGATGTGACCCTTATGATATTTCAGCCGTAGTTGGGGGGCGTGGGTCTAATGGAGCATTGCATGGTCTGACTAAGTTTCACATGGATGATGGCCCTTCAAATGAGTTTTTCTTGGAATACATTGCAAGACCGCAGACTGCAGAGATATTCTTTGAGGATGTGCTGATGGCTTGTGTGTTCTATGGTATGCCGGTGTTGGCAGAGAATAATAAGCCAAGGTTATTGTATCACCTTAAAAATAGAGGATATAGAGGGTTCTCATTGAACAGACCGGATAAGCCTAAGCATAAGTTATCGGCGACAGAAAAAGAGCTTGGTGGAATACCTAATACTTCGGAGGACGTAAAGCAATCTCATGCTTCGGCAATCGAGTCTTATATTGAGAGATATGTAGGCTTTGATTTGATAAATGCTTACCGACCTTCCGATGAAATAGGTACGATGCCATTTACACGAACGCTAGAAAGTTGGGCTAAATTTGATATTAACGACAGAACGAAGTTTGATGCTTCCATCAGTTCAGGATTAGCAATAATGGCAAACCAAAAACACCTGTATGTTCCTGAGAAAAAAGAATCAAAAATTAGCATTAACTTCGCAAGATACAGTAATGATGGAAATATAAGCCAATTAATTAAATGAAGAAAGAGATAGAAATCGAAATATTTAATACCTCATTTCCAAGTCAGTTGGCTTCTGATGAAGAAAAAGCCTCTGACCAATTTGGGTTGCAGGTCGGGCAGTCTATTCAATATGAGTGGTTCAGAAAAGACGGTACGTCATGCAGGTACTATGCTCAATGGAGAGATTTTCATCATGTGCGATTGTATGCAAGAGGTGAACAGCCGGTTGGAAAATATAAAAACGAATTAGCGATTGATGGAGACCTTTCTTATTTAAACTTAGATTGGACTCCTGTTCCTATTTTGCCGAAGTTCGTTGACATTGTAGTAAACGGAATGTCGGACCGTCTATTTAAAGTTACTACCTATGCTCAAGATGCGATGTCGCAATCCAACAGAAGCAAGTATCAGGACATGGTTGAGGCACAGATGGCAGGTAAGCCGATATTGTCAATCATAAAAGAGAAGTCGGGCATCAATCCATTTATGATGAGCGAGGAAGATCTTCCGAACTCTGACGATGAGCTTTCTTTATTTATGCAACTAAAGTATAAACCGGCAATTGAGATTGCAGAAGAAGAAGCTATAAATACCACTTTTGATGAAAACCACTATCAAGACACTCGTAAAAGACTTGATTATGACGCTACTGTTCTTGGCATTGCCATTGCAAAGCATGAGTTCCTTCCCGGAGCAGGAGTTAAAATTTCATATGTTGACCCTGCAAACGTGGTGTACAGCTACACTGAAGATCCTTTCTTTAGAGATTGCTTTTATTGGGGCGAGATTAAAACAGTTCCTCTTACGGAGATATACAGAATAACCCCATCCATTACCAAAGAGGAGCTGCAAGAGATTAGCATGTACAGTCAAGGATGGTATGACTACTATAATGTTGCACAATTTTATCAAAATAGTTTATTCCATCGCGATACTTGCACTTTGTTGTACTTTAACTATAAGACTACGAAGAAGTTTGTTTACAAGAAAAAGATTCTTGACAATGGAGGTGCGCGAATAATTGAGAAAGACGAGAACTTTAATCCTCCTGCCGAAATGATGGATGAAGGTCGTTTTGAGAAGATCGAAAAGACTATTGACGTATGGTATGAAGGAGTTTTAGTCATGGGGACTAACATCTTGCTAAAGTGGGAGCTGTCAGAAAATATGGTTCGCCCCAAGTCTTCAGCTCAGCATGCAATCCCTAACTATGTTGCATGCGCTCCACGTATGTATAAAGGAGTTATCGACTCTTTAGTTAGGCGTATGATTCCATTTACTGACCTTATTCAGATTACGCACCTGAAGCTACAGCAGGTAATAGCAAGGGTTGTTCCGGACGGTGTATTCATTGATGCCGATGGTCTTAATGAGGTTGACTTAGGAACGGGTAACGCATATAATCCGGAGGACGCATTACGACTATATTTTCAAACGGGTAGTGTTATTGGGCGTAGCTATACGCAAGATGGAGAGTTCAATAATGCTAGAGTTCCGATAACTCAGTTGACATCTAATTCAGGGGCATCTAAGGCCACAATGCTTATAGCCAACTATAATCATTACTTAGATATGATTCGCTCTGTAACGGGCTTAAATGAGGCTAGGGACGGAAGTTCTCCTGACCCTAACGCATTAGTTGGCGTTCAGAAGTTGGCTGCATTAAATTCAAATACAGCTACTCGCCATATTCTTGAGACGGGATTGTTTGTCTACCGGTCTTTAGCAGAAGCATTGACATATAGGGTTTCTGATATTCTTGAATATTCAGATTTCAAGGATGACTTTGCTAATAAGATTGGAAAGTACAATGTGTTTATCTTAAACGAGATAAAAGACCTTTACCTATACGACTTCGGCATTTTCGTTGAGGTATCTCCTGATGAAGAACAAAAAGCTCAGCTTGAGGCAAACATTCAAATGGCATTATCTAAAAATGACATAAACCTTGAGGATGCTATTGACATTCGCGAAATCAAAAACTTAAAACTTGCAAACCAATTATTGAAGCTCAAGAGAATGCGCAAGCAGGACCGCGAAGATAAAATGGAGATGCAAAAGCAAGCGATGATTTCTCAGCAACAATTAAAATCTCAAGAGTTAGCCGGTCAGGTTGCTATGCAAAAGATTCAGATGGAAGGTCAGATGAAGATGCAGATTAAGCAAGCGGAGGTAGCATTTGAGATTGAGAAGATGAAAGCGGAAGCTGAGTTAAAGAAGGAGTTGATGAGCGATGAGTTTAACTACAATATGCAGTTAGGTGGAATCAAAGAAGAAAAGATAGGCAAGCGAGAGATAGAGAGAGAGAAAGCGAAGAAAGATAGGATTGCCGTTCAAAATACTCAGCAATCTAAATTGATAGATCAGCGCAAGAATAATCTTCCTCCGATGAGTTTTGAATCTAATGAAGATAGCTTAGATGGCTTTGACTTGGCTGAATTTGAGCCTCGATAAAAAGTTAAAAAATATTGTATAAATTTGTCCAAACTAAAATTTAATCAAATGGAATTCAAATCTGTAAAAGTACTAGGAGAAACTGAGGTTAAGAGCGCTCAGGAGATAGAACAAGAGTTGCTTAAAAAACACGAACAAGAAAATGGTGGTAGCAACGATAATCCTCCTCCTGCGGATGATCTTAAAAAAGAAGAATCCCCTGCAGATAACCTCAAGAAAGAGGAAGTTCCTATGGAGCTAAAAGAAGAAGACGTTCTTTCATATATTGCCAAAAGATACAACAAGCCAATTAATTCATTTGATGAGTTGATGGCTGAAAGAAAAGAGAACGAAGAGCTACCTGAAGATGTGGCTACGTTCTTGAAATATAAAAAAGAAACTGGGCGCGGCTTCGATGATTTCTTAAAGTTAAGAAAGGATTACGATGCCATAAACTCTGAATCCTTACTCAAGGAGTACTTGCTATCAACGCAAGATGGACTTGATGAAGAAGACATTGAAGTTATGTTAGACGATTATCGTTTTGACGAAGATGTTGATGATGAGTCTACGGTTAAAAAAGTGAAGATTGCAACAAAGAAAATGGTTGCGGAAGCAAAGAAATACTTCAACACTCAAAAAGAAAAATACAAGATGCCCCTTGAGTCAAGTGGAACATCCGTTTCTTCTGAAGAGAAAGAGCAGTATGAATTGTATAAGCAATATTTAAGTGAGGCTAAGACCACTGAGGAGGAGAGCCAACGCAAGCGCGATTGGTTCAGTCAAAAGACAAATGAAGTTTTTGGTAATGAGTTCAAAGGTTTTGAATTTAACGTCAACGACAAGAAGATTTCTTTTACTCCGGGTGACACTGCAGAAATTAAGAAGCTACAATCAAATCCTTCAAACTTTATAAATAAGTATTTGGATGACAAAGGGCTAATTAAAGATGCAATAGGATACCACAGGTCTTTAGCGGTAGCAATGAACCCTGAGAAGTTTGCAAAATTCTTCTACGAACAGGGATTGGCTGACGCAACGGAAGACGTGATGCGCAAGACAAAGAATATAAACATGTCTGAACGCAGAGCGCCTGAAATTACTAAGTCAACAGAAGGAGTACAGGTGAGGGCGGTAAACCCTGACTCCGGTAAAAAATTAATAATCCGCAGTGCTAAAAAACTATAAAACTAAAACAAAATGGCATCAGCTTTACTCGGTAGCCCTACATATGCGTTGCAACCTGCATCGGAGCAAGTAGCGTTACAAACAAACTACATTACTAACTTCAACTTCTTGAATCAGTATCTTCCGGATACTTACGAGAAAGAATTTGAGCGTTATGGTAATCGTACCATCGCATCGTTCTTACGTATGGTGGGCGCGGAAATGCCGTCTAACTCTGACCAAATCAAATGGGCAGAACAAGGACGTTTGCATATTAAATATATCAGCGTTGGCTCTGCAGCTCTTGCAGCAGCGAACACTGCTACATTCCAAGTGAATGACACAGGAGTTACTTACGTAGCTATCCGTGTGGGTCAGACAGTAATGATTCAAGTGAACGCAACCGGTGTTTACAACAAAGCAATCGTTACTGCTGTTCCTTCAGCGACAACATTCACTGTTGCTTTCTATGAAACAGGTGGACTTGCGGTAGCAGGTACAGGAGCAGGCGATGCTCAGTACACTGTATTTATCTACGGTTCAGAGTTCAAGAAAGGAACGAATGGAATGGTAGGATCTTTGGAAGGAGAAGATGACATCTTCTCAAACTCTCCAATCATCATCAAGGACAAGTACGCAGTAAACGGGTCTGATATGGCTCAAATCGGATGGGTTGAGGTAACGACTGAAAATGGAGCTACCGGGTACTTATGGTATTTGAAGTCAGAACACGAAACTCGTCTTCGCTTCGAGGATTACTTAGAGACTGCAATGATTGAGGCAGTACCGGCAGCAGCAGGTTCAGGAGCTAGCACAGCAGGCTTCAAAGGATCTGAAGGTATCTTCTATGTTGTAAACTCTCGCGGTAACGTGTGGGGAGGTGGTACACCAACAACATTAGCAGATTGGGATAGCATTGTTTCTCGTCTTGATAAGCAAGGAGCTATCGAGGAAAACGTAGTGTTTGTTAATCGTGGACTGTCTTTCGACATCGACAATATGTTAGCAACGCTTAATGGGTACACTTCAGGTGGTGTAGCGCAATCTGCATCATTCGGTCTATTCGACAATGACATCAACATGGCATTGAACTTAGGCTTTACAGGCTTCCGCCGTGGATACGACTTCTACAAGTCTGATTGGAAGTACTTAAATGACCCTACAATGCGTGGTGGCCTGAATGCAACTGCTGCTTCGGCAACAGGAACAATCACAGGTATCATGGTCCCTGCAGGTTCAACGTCTGTCTATGACCAAATCATGGGCAAGAATGCTAAGCGTCCGTTCTTACACGTTCGCTACCGTGCATCTGAAGCTGAAGATCGCCGTTACAAAACTTGGATTACAGGTTCTGCCGGCGGCGCATCAAACAGCGACTTGGATGCAATGGAGGTTAACTTCCTTTCTGAGCGTTGTGTGTGTACTTTAGGTGCGAATAACTTCGTATTATTCCGTTTCGGTTAATATTAATGTTGAGTAAAAAGGGGTGTGTCTTCAAGGCACACTCCCTTTTTAACTTAATCTAAACTTTAAATCATATCATATCAAATGACAAAACCAACTCCTCAAGACAGAATTTATAAGCTAAAGAATGGCGGTCCGCTATCTTACACATTAGCTTCAAGAAATCACCCTCGATTCCCTTTAATGTGGTATGATGAGGAAAAAAATGTAAATCGCGCATTACGATATAGCGTAAATCAGAAATCTCCTTTCGAGGATGAGCAAGATGGAAACGCAATCATAGAGCCAGTCATTTTTGAAGATGGCTTACTTAGAGTTACAAGAACGAACCCTGTTCTTCAAGAATTTTTATACTACCACCCTTTAAGGGGAATGGTATTTGAAGAAGTTGACAATGAAAAAGATGCTAATGATGAAGTTAAAGAGTTGAACTATGAGGTAGATGCCTTGATAGAGGCTCGTCAATTGACAATTGAGCAGATAGAGACAGTTACTCGTGTTATGTTCGGCAAAGACCCTTCTACGGTATCTACTGCAGAGCTGAAGCGTGACATCTTAGTGTTTGCAAAGCGAAGCCCAAAAGAGTTCTTAAATATTATCAATGACCCTATGCTTAAATTCCAAGATAAAGTTCGTCAGTTCTTTGACAATAAGCTATTGGTATTCCGGAACAATGATAAGGAGGTGTGGTTTAATACGCCAACGAACAAGAAGAAAATGCTCTCTGTTCCATTTGGGGAAGACCCCTTCCAAACAGTATCATTGCATTTAAAAACAGATGATGGGCTAGAAGCATTAAAAATGCTAGAGGTTTCAATGGATTAATACTAATCAATCTTAATACAATTTACTAAAATGGAGGGTGTCTATGCACCCTCTTTTTTTTCCTATATTTGTAAAAAGAATTAAGATGATAAACTCTGTAAGAAATACGGTATTGTCCGTTCTTAATAAGAATAACTACGGATATATCTCTCCTGCCGACTTTAATTTATATGCCAAGCAAGCTCAAATGGAGCTGTTCGAGGAGTATTTTAGCCAATACAATAAAACTATTGGCATGGAGAACTCTCGGTTATCAGGCACAGGATATGCAGATATTTCAAAGAAAGTAGCGGAAAACCTAGAGACCTTCTTAACTTCTGCTTTTTTACTGAAAATAGTAGGGTATTCATACAACAGTAACTTCAATGAAAATAGCTTCTTAACTCCTAGTTTTAACTATACGGGGGATACAGCTTACATGATAAATAATGTTGTAGTATACCCTACAGTAGTTAATATAGGAGTGAATACAAATATTGATGCTTTTAACGTAGATAAATTAATAGATACTACTGTTGATTTTATTGCATTGGGAGTAAAAACGGGAGATGCTGTTTCTAATTTTAATACGAATCAAGTTGGGTTTGTGCTGTCTGTCCTTTCTTCAACGAGTATATTGGTTTATCCTCCAATGTTTGCATTTATAGGAGAGTCGTATGGCATATTCTCAATAGATAGCGCTGCTGAAGCAGAGAAAGTTCTTAGTGATAAAATATTTGCATTAACTAGATCAAATCTAACTGCACCATCTGCAATGTTCCCTGCGTATGTTTATAATAACTTTAATACTATTGGGAACTCAAGTTTGCCTAGTATTCTATCCGTTTACCCTAAGACAATAAATTATTTCGGTCAAGTTCAGGCTACTTACTTTAGATTCCCTAAAGACCCTAAGTGGACATATATCACCTTAGTTAACGGAGAGCCTTCATTTGACCAATCACAACTTGACTATCAAGATTTTGAGCTGCAAGGAGAGGATGAGTATAAGTTAGCAATGAAGATACTACAGTATTGTGGCATCTCAATTAGAGAGCAAGAGGTTGCTCAATTTGCTATGGCACAAGAGCAGCATGAACAGCCAACATTCATTCAACAATAATAAAAATAAAGATCAATGGCATACTTATCTCAATACGCTTATTATGAAAATAATGGCAATCAACCTGAAGAGGCTAATTGGGGATCATATCAGTACGTAAGCCTCTTTGATATTGTCAATAATTTCATGTTGATGTATTCAGGGAATCACTCTCTAGTTAATAATGAGGAGCGATATAAAATCTTATTCCATGCTAAGCGCGCTATTCAAGAGTTAAATTATGATGCGTTTAAAGAGATAAAAGTTTTAGAGCTTACCGTAACCGATAGCCTTAGATTTATACTCCCTCCTGATTTTGTGAATTGGGTTAGAATTTCTTTGTACAAAGACGGATACCTACGCCCATTAAGTGAAAATATTCAGACGATATCAGCAAAGGCATATCTTCAAGATAATGCCGGCAATATTTTGTTTGACCAAGACGGGAATGTTCTTGAGCCTCAATATTCAGAAATCGACTATGACAGACTTCATAAGCTGAAGAAGAGCATCTACCTAAATCCGGGAAGCCAATTCTATGGTAGTTATGGGTGGTTTATGGATGGGAAGTGGTATTTTGACTATAATGTAGGGCAGCGACATGGTCTAAATACGGAGACCGCTAATTCTAACCCTACGTTTAATATTGACAAGAAAGCCGGAGTTATTAACTTTAGCTCAGACATGGAGGAGAAGAGTTGTATTCTTGAATTTATTTCTGATGGCATGGAAGGAGGAGATGATAGTAGGATTTCCGTAAATAAGTTATTTGAGAAATATGTTTACGCATATATCCATTATGAAATATTGAACTCTAAATTAGGAGTCCAAGAGTATATCATTCAGCGAGCTAGAAAAGAAAGGACTGCCTTATTACGAAATGCAAAAATTAGAATCAGTAACATACATCCGGGAAGGCTATTAATGAACCTTCGTGGAATGGATAAGATGATAAAATAACATGACTAAGTTATCAAGAAGTTTTAGCGCAGGAAGGATGAACAAAGTTCTTGACGAACGGTTCGTTCCTCAAGGAGAGTACATTGATGCGCTTAATATCCGTATGGGGTCTACCGAGCAATCGGAGATTGGAGTTATTGAGAACTCTAAAGGAAACTTAAAGTTGACGGCATTGCAATTTAAAGGTAGCCCACTCAGTAGTGATGCAAAGACAATTGGATCTATTGCATATGGGGAAGGAGAAACGATCTATTGGTTTGTTCATGACCCTTCATTTGTTGCTTCGCCTACCGGAAAACTTGACATGGTAGTCTCTTTTGATGAGAAGTCAATCCTATTAACATACCACATCATCAGTATTAACGATGGTAATGGCATTAACACTACACTAAACTTTAATCCTCAATACCTGATTACCGGTGTTAGCATGATTGATAACCTTATCTTCTTTACTGACGATTACAATCAACCGAGATTCTTTAATATTCAAAGGAGCTATCCATTGCCAACTTTAGGAGTTGACTACTCGTTGCTTTGGGAGTCTATCCTTGTTATTAAGCGTCCACCAACAGAGTCTCCTGAAGTAGAGCTTATCGAGCTTGCAGGACAAGAGAACTATCTTGAAGACAGGTTTATCTGTTTCGCTTACCGGTATCAATATGAGGATGGAGAGTACTCTGCCATTTCTCAATTCTCTGCCCCTGCATTCTTCCCTCAGTCATTTGACATCACCAATGATGCCTTTTTGAATGAAGGGATGATTAATCAGTTTAATGCTGCCATTATTACTTATAGTACCGGATGCCCACTTGTAAAGTCAATAGACCTATTGTTTAAGGACATGAACAGCAATATCATCAAGGTTATTGAGAAGCTGAACAAAAAAGACTTAGGGTTTACCGATAATGTCAATAACACTTATACCTTCTCTAGCAGTAAGATATTTACAATTCTTCCTGAGTCGGAGTTGTTGAGGTTATACGACAATGTGCCTTTACTAGCAGAAGCTCAAACAATCATGGGCAATAGGTTATCTTATGGCAACTATGTTGAGGGCTATGACCTGACTGACAAGAACGGAAACCAAACAATGCTTGAGTATTATTTGGATGCAATATCTATTCCTATTGGGCTAAAAAGTTATGATGCTAATGCAATTACAAGCAATTACAGTATCAATAACCCTTTAACTGTGGCTGATTCTTCACTTGAAATTGATTTATCGGGAGCAACACTAGTGCAGGGAGGATTGTTAAGTATTGACTTTACTTTTTCGCATGCAGCATTTTCGGGAGGAACATACCCTACTGATACCACATCAAATGTTTCGGCATCTCTAGTATTTCAGTTGCCACGCGACTACAATTCTGTTTTTGACATGGTGACGAGCGTTGAGTTCCAAGATAGGACAGGGACAGCGCTGAACATATTACCGGTATATGATCCATTAGGCCCTTTGACACCATGTGATGGAACAACATTTACAGATGTCTTCAATTGTCAAATACCTAATCAGCTTGATACGTATATTAAGTTTGCAAGTGGCATTAGCGGTCAAGGCCAACCAATAAGTGTTACGGCAACAAGCGGAAGCGATATTATTACTCTTCAGCTTTTAGCCATGCGATTTGTTGATGATCTAGTTGCGCCTACAGTAAATGTTTATGAGTACTACAAAATAGCAAGTTCAGAAGTTACGTATGAGGAGATAGGAAATAAGAAAAGCCTTCATAGCAATCGCGACTACGAGGTTGGGATTGTCTATATGGATGAGTTCAATAGAGCCACAACATCGTTAGTAAGCCATCGAAGTACGGTGCATATTCCATGTGGCTCTTCCGATTTGCAGAATTCAATAGAAGTAATTATCCCGTCAACGCAGGTAGCTCCTTCTTGGGCAAAGCGATATAAGTTTGTCATCAAGCCCGACAAGGCAGGATATGAAACTATTTACAGTGATATTTACTTTCAAGACCTTGCGACAAATTCTGTCTACCTTTTATTAGAGGGAGAGAATGCGCGCAAGGTTGAGGTGGGAGATAGATATATTGTGAAGGCTGACGCGACAGGTCCATTAAATGCTTGTGTGTATGCCACTGTTCTTGAGAAAGAATCTAGGGCATCGGGCTTCTTAGGATTTGCTGCTGCACCTGCAGGAGTTTATATGAAGATGAATGCTAATGATTTTTCTGTTAGTAATGATGCAAACTCAAAAATTCTTCCGGGGTATAAAAGTAAGGATGCTACGCCTATCGAGCCTGCTCCTATTGCATATCCAATGAATATTCCCGACATTAGTAATCCGGGCCAATACATAGACTACACCGTACCTGAAGGGTCAATTATAAAAATATCTATTAGGGCTAATAGACCCGGGCATGGAAGTAAGTGCGAGCATATAGAGTGGGTATTCAATCAGTCGTTCACCTCCCCTGCTAATTATGTAAATATGTATGATTGGTTTATTGGAGAGAATATCTTCGAGATAATTAAAGTGCAGGCTGCCACGACTCCTACAGGTCCATTTGCTCCTGACATCAACTACGACTCCTCATTAGGCGCATGGCCTCCATCGTGGTCTGTATTGGCAGATGATAACTTCTTGCAGTTCTATCGAGATGCTACTAATAACCAATTAATACTATTGATTATTGGAGGCTATTCTTGTTCGGGATGGGGAGGAGGAAAGAGAGCGAACCTTGGAGTAAATATTCAGGTATTTAGAGCTACAAGCACTTTAATATTTGAAACGCTTCCTGCTGATGCACAGCCGGGCGTGTTCTTTGAGAATGAACTTTCACTTCCTATTGGGCCAAATGGAGAACACTTGGGTAATATCCAAGATCAAGACTTTCTTACTAATACGCCTGCTATTATAGATACAGGATTCTTTAACTGCTATACGTTTAGCAATGGAGCAGAGTCTTATAAAATACGTGACTCCATTATTGGAAGAACACTTGAGTTTGGCAATAGAGTAACTTCTGCATCAGCACAGGACTATCAACGAGTTGACAGATTTGCCGACATCACATACAGTGGTATCTATAATAATGAGTCGAACGTAAATAAACTCAATGAGTTTAACTTAGGTCTTTTAAACTATAAGAATTGCGAGACTTCTTTCGGGCCAATCTATTTGATGGATGGAAGGGAGACTGACATTCTTGTATTGCAAGAAGATAAAATATCATATGTCTTAGCAGGAAAGAATTTACTATCCGACTCTGCTGCAGGAGGAGCGATCGCTTCTGTCCCTGAAGTGTTAGGTACTCAGATAGCAAGGGGAGAAAACTATGGTATATCATTCAACCCTGAGAGTTATGTACATTGGGGATACGACAGATATTTTACTGATGCAAAACGAGGAGTCGTGATTCAGCTTAAAGGCGACTCTTATTCTAGTGACCAACTAAAAGTGGTATCAGAAAACGGCATGCGCACATGGTTTAGAGACTTATTCAAGGACTCTTTTGCAACGCAGAAGCTAGGCTCTTTTGATCCTTATATGAACGAGTATGTGTTGTCTTCAAATGATATTTCAATACCTCAACCGGTAGAGTGCATAACATGCGGAATCACTCAGGCATTTACTTTTGAGCAAGCAGGCACAAATAGTTTCTGCGTAAATGAAGGGCTTCCAATCGGTGATGTAATAATCTACTATAGCATTGTTGGCATTACTACAAATGATTTTGTTATAAACGCAGAATATAATGGGAATACCTACACTACAGGAGTGGTATCTACGTCGGGAGCGTTAGCCGTTCCTAAAGATGTAAATAATGTACGGACCATAAATATTGAGGTTGTATCATCGGATGCAATGGTATTAGAAGTGCTTGTAACATGCGTTCAGCCAATTCCGCTTACTGTAGTTGAGGTCGTCATAACGAATGACTATGAAGCAGGAAAAACACTTCATACACAATATCGCTACTCAAAAGGCACATATAACTCTCCATTACAATCTACGCTCGTTCAGTTTGGGACGCAACTATCAAACTTTGTGATTTCAAGATACAACGCAGTTTATGGATTTGTAGGAGCAGGAGCATTCCCTCCGGAGGGAAGTACAATGTATTTAATAAGCAATCAATTCTCGTCAGATACATTTGTCTTTGACTCGGCAACTGATAATTTCAGATACTTAATGTCAAATACATTGTATGGCAACAATACGGCAGACATAACAGCGCTATTATCGCTATCCTCTGCTGCTACGCCAAGCACTGTAAGCCCTTCTGTAAATGACGCTACGCTCACTGTCCCTCCAATCCAAAGTTATCTATACTTGATATGGGATTTAAGGGATTCAGTAGAGACAAGATTATGTTTTGGGTCATCAGGATTAGACGTATGCTGTAATTGCGACTCGTGCGCAGATAGTAATTGTAAGTCATTTGTTGTCTCAAACGCTTCAGCTCCTTTCGTTGAAGTTCAGTATGTGGAATGCGGAGATACAACCCCTATAACAATAACGGTTCAGCCAAATAAAAGCGTTGTGATTTGCATTAATAAGGATTACCCTACGCCAACAATAATATCAGGAACGGCAGACATAACAATTTATAATAATTGTGAATGCTAAAAATTAAATTTTAATATGTCAACATCAGGAATATATTACTTAAACGCACCGTCTTTATCCTCGGCAACGTCCGCTTATACGGATGCGGCTCTTACGATCGTGGCCTCTGACGGATGGTATTCTGACGGCACGACAGTTCGTGAGTTGGTTTCGGGAGTATTTACAAATGTGATTTCTTCTTGCGCACCATGTGCATCTCCATGTAGTACTACGCCAATAGCGTTTGTAGGAGATCTTGCTTTCCTTGAAATGAACCAAAGTACAGGAACAACAAGCAGTGATGTTGGGGCTGTAGTTATAGAGGTTAACTTCAACGGAAACGCAAGACCTTTGGGGATATATTTTGAGCAGAATGGTGTTGTGTACAATTCGCTTAGCTGTCAGAATTATGGGCGTGTTCAAGGACCGGCCGGACCAAATCAAGTTGTGTATATTGGTAATGTAACATTTGACTGCGGTATTTTGGCAGCAGGATTTTTACCATTGCCTAAATGCGAATACAATCCTGTAACAAGTGCATTTGAAGCGACAGGTGAATATCTTTCTGCGAAGGCACTGTCCCCACAAATTGATTTAAGCGCAGGAGTTCCGGGTAAATTTGTTGCCGTAATACCTAAGCTAACCCCTGACCCTTCTAATATCTATACTCAATGCAGATTGCTTTGCAGTCTAAATGATTTTAATATCACCATTAAATGCCCTCAAAGACTTCCTTCATTTACCTCAACAGGTGTTAATGCTGCGAGCGTAGATGCTTGTGGCGCAGGAACGGTTAATGAATACTACTCAGCAGACGTAAATGGGGGTGTTTCTTTAGGGGGATTCTTAGGGTTGTATGATTGGGTGTTTGCTGACTACAATGGCGAGACTGTATTAGCAGATGGGTTTTATAGATCTCCGTCTGTTCCTTCTCCTAATACCTTCTTTGAAGTGCAAGATGGCGTAGTAGTTAGCTTTGGAGCTTGCGGAGCTGTTCCTTTATGGACAATCACTTACGAAGATGAGAACGCTATCGCGGGGGCTTGTGCAGCGAATGTTAGCGATTTAAGGCTGACAGTGTCTCAGCCTCCGGTGACTCCATATATTGACGTGTCAGCACCTGCTACCGGTACATCAAATGTTCCTGAAGGGCTTACGCATGTAACATTAAGAATGTATTGGTTTGAGGCAATACCTGCATGTGGGCAAGTAAAAATGGTTATTGAGAAGAACGGAGTCGTTATTGCATATAAAACGATTACTCCTACGTCGGGAGTATATGAGTATTTAGATGTAGATTTTATCTTAGAAGACGATGCAAGTATTTATGGATATGTTACCTTAGTATAATGGAATACACACTCACATATAGCGAAGAGGTTCAAGGATGGGTATCCTTCTACTCTTTCATTCCGGATTGGATGATTGGGATGAACAATTATTTCTATTCATTTAAGGGAGGCAACCTGTTCCGCCACAATGCCAATCCATTGAGAAATAACTTCTACGGGAATCAATACAACTCAACGGTGCAAAGCGTGTTTAACGAATCTCCACTTGAGAATAAGCTATTCAAAACAATAACTATTCAAGGGGATGATACTTGGGATTTAAGTCTTTACAGCGACCTTCAGACATCGGGATCAATTCAAAGTGGGTGGTTCGAGAAGAAAGAGCAGGCGTACTTTGCCTTTATTCGAAATTTAGGAACTTCACCTGCATCTCCTTCAGAATATGCGATGCGATCTCTTGGTGGTATTGGGAGAAGCACATCAGTAATTGGTGGAGCGCAAATTAACTTTGACATAACAATAGACATAGGCTCTATCATTAGCGTTGACGACTACTTATACTTTGCTGTTGCTCCAAATTACAACATTCCTCTTTTGGCAGGTAAAATAGTACAGATAGTTAAAATACCTGCAGCTCAAGGGTTAGTCAATAGAATTAATATCAATACTGCAATAGCCGGAACTACGCCTATTATTTTGCAGACTCCATACTTCCTGTACATGAAGAACTCAATTGCTGAGTCTCATGGCATCTTAGGGCATTATGGCGTTTTCACGCTTACAAATACCAATATAAATAAGATTGAGTTGTTCGCACTTGAATCTGAGGCGATGAAAAGTTATCCATAGAAAAAATCAATATATTTGTAAGGATGGATTTAACGATAAAACGGCTAGCCGAAAATGATTATGAAAACATCCTTGTAGGATGGTGGAACGATTGGAAGTGGACTCCTCCTATGAAAGATTTTTTACCTGAAAATGGAGTAGGTGGTCTTATTGTTTATGACGATACCACTCCTGTTTGCGCAGGGTTTGTATACGTTTCAAATTCAAAGGTAGCATGGGTAGATTGGATTATTTCAAATAAAAATTATACCGATAGGGAAGGAAGAAAGTTAGCGATTAAATTGCTTTTGGCTTCGCTTACAAATGCTTGTAAGTCTTCCGGAAGTAAATACGTATACGCATTAATTAAACACCCACGTCTCATGAAAACTTATGAGGAGCTTGGCTTCTCAAAAGGAGATTCATATACAAGTGAGATGATAAAAGTAATATAACATGGCAGCATTTACAACAATAGCAACAGCAGTAGGACTCGGCATGTCGGCTACAACGGCAGGAATGTCATTTGCAAACGCAAGTAAGCAGGCGAGATTGCAACGACAAGCGGAGGCTGACGCAGCTAAGGCTATGGCAGAGGCCCGAAATAAACTTGAAGTTAACTTCTATGACCAATTAGCGGTCAAGAAAGAACCATACGAATTAGAGCGTGAGGCAGCTCTCGCAGCAGGCGCACAAGCAATTGAGGCCGGCAAAGAAAGCGAAAGAGGAGCTACAGCAACTGCAGGTCGCATTCAAATGGCGCAGACTGACCAACAACGTCAGATAGCTTCAGCTATGGGCGATGAGCTAAGTAATCTTGAGAAGCTCAGTGCTACTGAGGATTCAAGGCTTCGCGATGTTGGCGTTCAGCTAGATCTTGGAGAGGCAGAAGGCGCTCAGCAAGCAGCAGCAGACGCTCAGAAGGCTAAGGCTACAGCTATCACGCAAGGCATGCAGTCCGTTGGCGAATTAGCTCAGCAATCATCAACACTTCTGCATCTATATGAGAAGAACAGAGGGAAGCAAATTGATGCTATGGGGCAGATGTCTTGGTCTCAGGATGATTATGCTAAGTTCAAAAATGTACCTTCTAATTTTGGAATGGGAGATGCAGTACAGGGAGGAAGCAATTTGGATTTTGATGCGATAAAGAACATGAGCAAATCACAGTATTCTCAGTTCATGAAAACCCTTACTCCCGAGCAAAGGAAGATGTTGTTTACAAATCCTCAGTTCATAAACAACTTCAATAACATTGACCCCTTTAAATTTTAATTAGAATATGGGAACATATTACGGATACGCAGAAAGGAATGTAGACTCTCAAGTTAATTGGGCTGAAGTCGGCAAGAATATTACCGATATGCTTTCTAAGGAGACCCAACTTAGAGAGGAGAAGAAGTCAGCCATAGAGCAAGCGTCACGAGAGTACGGAAAACAGCTATCAAATGCTCCTACCGGAGAAAACCAAAATATAAACGGAACGGTATTGAATTTTGCAAATGACGCATCTCAGATGATGCTGATGCAAGATAAGCTGCTAAAGAACGGGATGCTCAAGTTGAAGGACTATGCGATTGCTCGACAGAACTTAACTGATGGGACAAGTCGTTTATTTGACTTATCGAAGGAGTGGCAGACTGTTGCTAGGGAGAAGATGGACCGGTACAAGGCAGGTGATGCTTCTGTTACCGAGACTGATATTATGTCAATGGTTGAGGGGTTTGGGAGACTGAAGGATACCAAGATTTACATCAATCCAACTAATGGTATGATTAGCGCAGCTAAAACCAAGAGGTCGATTGTTGATGGCAAGGAAGTAGATGTAATGGATAGCGATGCTAATAACTACAATACCATTAATGAGCTAGGCAACTTCATGAAGCAAAGGATTGATAAGTACAAGGTCACCGACTCTCTTGAAGAGCAAGTTAAGGCTACCGGTACTTTTATTGATTCTTTCATACATGACCCTCGCGTCCAAAAGACCGGCTCTATCACATTAATATCAGACCCTACGCTAAAGAAGAACTTTGACCAATATATGAAGAATGTAGTGGACGGGCAGTTGGATAACCCATTTAACACGCTTTCTGTGCTTAGGGATTGGACTGTAAACCCAAATACTAATAAGCCATATGGTATTTCTTTCAATAAAGAGGACAAGTCAAACCCTGATGTTATTTTCTTGAAGAAGGATGGGCAAGGTGGTTTTGTCCCTGAGTTCTCAAAAGAGCAAAAGAAGGTAGCGGAAGAGTATATGAAAACTCAGTTTACGCATATGCTTGACAGAGAAGTTAAGAAACAAAGTATTGGAGAAATCTCTCAAACAAATGAGTCGGGATATGCAGAGCAGAAAAGAAAAGCTAACTCTGATGTATTAGGTCAAGGACTAGCAATGGCTATTGCCGGAAACGACAAGGCTATTGTAGATCAAGGATTAGCAACGATAGAGTCGATACCGGGAGTTAAACGCGCTGATAAAGAAGGAAACTTCATCACGATTGAAACGGACTCAGGAAGAAAGCACACCTACGACATCAAGGGAAATCTTGACCAAGTATTTAATCAGTTGGTGGCAAAAATAAAATCAGAGGATGCAGAAAACATATTTGACATTAATCCTGCATATGTGAAAGCCAAGGCAAACAAGTATGCTCAAGATAATAAATGGTCTTCTTATTCTCCTATTGATGCCATGTCTCCTAAAAAGACAACCTCTGAATATGCAAATAGCGAAGAGAAAAAGGTAAAATTAAAAGGCTCAGCTTCTGCTGCCATTGGTGCAGGTGATATCGTATTAGGCAAATAAATTAATAAGGTTAAAAACAAAGATTATGGACGGTAAATTACAAAAACTATACGACCTATACAAAGATCAAGGCATCATAAAAGAAGCGAGCTTTGAAAAATTTGCCTCGGCAACTCCTGAGCAACAAGAGAAGTTATACAATCTTGGTGTGGAGCAAGGTCTTTTTCAATCTGCTGAATTATCAGACTTTCAGTCTGCTTTTGAGTCGCAGGACGTTGGGTTTATCGACAAGGCAAAAAACTTCTTCGGCTTTGGCGAGGATGACGTAAAAAAAAAAGACCAACCCGTTTCTACGGCTTCATCTTCGGACGTGTCTTCATCGGTATTACCATCAAAGCCAAGTACTCCATTTGAGATTGCTGCTGCAAAAGCTCGCGGTGAGTATGTAGCCCCTACCGGAACACTTCAAGAACAAATTCAAGCTGCCGCAAAGAGTGGCTTGAATGAGTCTTATATGGGCAATGAAGTTCCTTATGAGCAAACTTATACTGCCAAGCATGCGCCTGAAGTTCAGAAGCAAAAAGAAGAGGCGATAGCAGAGAAGAAGTTTTCAAGTGAGATGACCTCGCAAGAGGACTTTAAGAAGTCTATGGGCCAAATCAATAAAGACCTTGTCAATAACGATGAGGAAAATGTGACGGCAAGACTCAAGTACCTTTTCGGGGATTATGGCTTTAGTTTCAAGGAGGCAACTATAGGGGTTGATGCCATAACTGTTACTGCGCCCAATGACAAAACACTAGACCTTTCTATTGATAGATTTACCGATAAAGGAGATATTGAAAGCTCTAATGAGCTTAGATCGTTTATTGATGCCAACAAGCCAAAGATTGATAGGCTTACTGCTCAGTATGATAAGTACTACAAAAAACTCACAACTCAAAAAGAAGTTGATGAGTCGATAAAGAGTATTGCGTCCGAGACAAATGCCTTGGGTGCTGCTCAGAAAAAATTAGCGGTTGATGTATCAAAGATAAAGTCTGACGAGCAATTTTTAAATAGCATTCCCGAAGATCAACGAGGCGCTCCTGAATACACAGCAATGGTAAATGATCTTTATGCTAGGATTACAGATGCTGATGCAAGGAGAAATCAGATAAGAGCTAAGGAGGTTGAGAATAAAAACAACCAAGCAAAACTTGATATTGCAGTAGGTAAATTCACCAAGGCCAAAGTAGAGGAAGGAGGCTTAGGAAAGGCTTCTGTCAATGCCATGATTAGTGGTGTAGGAACAGTTGCCGGCGCAGCAATTGACTTGTTGTTTTTTGTTGCTTCGCATTTACAAGAAGATAAGTCTTGGTCCGAACAAAGCGAAGACTATCAAAATGCTCACGATAAGGTGGCTTCACAAATAGCTCCTATGCTAAAGGAGAATGTTGGGTTTTCAGGAGTTAGTAAAGAATATGAGCAAGCTGCGTCAAAAGATTTTGTTAAAAGAAACACGATTGGGGCTGCAGGATTTATTCCTATTATGGCAGGGGCAATGGCGCAGCCACAATTAGCTGCACCTTTATTTTTTGCAAGTGGCTATGGCGGAGCTATGGAGGAGATGGATGCAAATCCTGCATTTAAAGATGTGCCGGCCGGAGAAAGGGTAGCTGTAGCGACAACGCTTGGTTTTATAAATGCAGCACTAATGAAGAAAGGTGTCACAAACATTTTCTTGGAGTCTAACGCAGGAAAGGCATTCACCGAGTCATTAGTGAAGAAAATGGGTACTACCGCCTCTGCCAAGACCGTTCAAGAGTTTGTAGACAACGAGGTAGAGTCAGCTATCGCTCGTGGAGCTATTACAACGGCTTCTGCTGCAGCGCATGGTGGGGCTGTTGGTATGGAGCTGAAGATTGGAGAAGACGCTGTTAAATACGCTTATAATGCGATGAAAGACGAGCGCAAGTTTGAGACTCCTGAGACGTTCAGGGAGTGGGCTAGTCAGGTTGCTGAGTCCGGTTTAGACATGGCGATGGGCGGAGCTATGCTTGGTCAGATTCATGCTTTCAGCTCTGCATATAAAGAAAACAACTACGAGGGTGTTTCTGATGCTACATTAAATCAGCTTGGAGACTTCAAGGATGAGTTTTACCGCAGTGTTTATGAAGAGAAGCTAAAGTCACAAGTTGCTAGCGGAGAAATTTCTGCAGGCGAGGCTATTGAGAATATTAGAAACTTGAGCAAAAGCATTGCTGCTTTAGACCAAATACCACAAGAGTATACGCCTGCGCAGAAAAGAAAAGTGTTGGTTTTACTTAGAGAGAAGGAGGAGTTGACGAGAAGTATTGACGGAAAGGATGCTAATTTAGTAAAGCCACAGAAAGAAAGGATTGACGCTATTAACGCTCAGCTAGAGGAAATCTCTAAAGCT